GATATCGACGGAATCAGAGAACCTGTGGCAGGTTCTTTCATGTATGGTAACAACATCATCTCTGGTGCAGTTGTTCCTTCTTCAAATGCTATTGGTCTACACTTCTATCCTATGTGGGAAGCAGCAACCGTAGACGAATGGTTATACAATGGCGGTCCTTATCAATTAGTTATCTTCCACTTCCTTATTGGAATTTCTGCCTATATGGGTAGACAGTGGGAACTATCATACAGATTAGGTATGAGACCATGGATCTGTGTAGCATACTCTGCTCCAGTATCTGCAGCATTCGCTGTGTTCTTAGTATATCCTTTTGGTCAGGGATCTTTCTCTGATGGTATGCCTTTAGGTATCTCAGGTACATTCAACTTTATGTTTGTATTCCAAGCAGAACATAATATTCTAATGCATCCTTTCCACATGGCAGGTGTAGCAGGTATGTTCGGTGGATCACTATTCAGTGCTATGCATGGTTCACTTGTAACCTCATCACTTATTAGGGAGACAACAGAAGATGAATCTCAGAATTATGGGTATAAATTTGGACAAGAAGAAGAGACATACAACATTGTCGCTGCTCACGGATATTTCGGTAGACTTATCTTCCAATATGCGTCTTTTAACAACAGCAGATCATTACACTTCTTCCTCGCAGTATTCCCAGTTGTATGTGTATGGTTAACATCTATGGGTATTTGCACAATGGCATTTAACCTAAATGGATTTAACTTCAACCAATCAGTTGTAGATGTAAATGGAAAAATCATTCCTACATGGGGTGATGTTCTAAACAGAGCAAACCTTGGTATGGAAGTTATGCATGAGAGAAATGCACACAACTTCCCATTAGACCTAGCATCTGCTGAGTCTTCTACAGTTGCTTTAACTGCACCATCTATCGGTTAATAAATACGATTGAGACCTTTCGTGCGGTCTCTACAATCGGAACTACTCAAGACCCCTTTACAGGGGTCTTTTTTTGTGTATAATAAATAATGAAGGAAATATTAAGAACATGACATTAGACTACTACAAGGTTCAATTAAAAGAGACAGCAGAAAAACTGTCAGAGTTTAAGAAAGGTATTCTTGCTGTTGATGAATCTACAAAAACAATTGGAAAAAGATTATTTGATATTGATGTAGAGAACACAGAAGAGAACAGACAAGCATATCGTGGTATGTTATTCACCACACCAGACTTAGGAAAATATATCAGTGGTGCGATTTTATATGAAGAGACACTCTATCAGAATCATGTTGATGGAGATAGTATGGTTGATAAACTTACAAAACAAGGAATCATTCCAGGCATCAAAGTTGATACAGGATTGAAACCTCTGGTTGGTGCATTAGAACATGAAACATATTGTTCTGGTTTAGATGGATTGACAGAAAGAGCATCTGATTACTACGCTCAGGGTGCAAGGTTTGCTAAGTGGAGAGCAGTTCTACAGATTACAGAAGATGGGCCATCTGACCTTGCGATACAGGAAAACGCATGGGGTCTTGCACGTTATGCTCGTGCTGTACAAGAAGCTGGATTAGTTCCCATCATTGAACCAGAAATACTGATGGACGGAAATCATAGTATTGAAACTACATCAAAGATTCAACAACGTGTGATTACAGAAGTTTATAAGGCATGTCATCTAAACGGTGTATATCTAGAGGGAACTCTACTCAAACCATCCATGACAGTATCTGGAAGTGATGCACCAGAAGATGACGCAGAGACAGTTGCAAAGACAACAGTTGAGACTTTACTCAGATGTGTTCCAGCTGCCGTGCCTGGCATCGTATTCTTATCTGGTGGATTGAGTGAAGATCAAGCATCAACATATTTAAATGAGATGCAACACTTTGTAATGATTTGTTCAAACGTGCCATGGAATCTATCGTTCTCATTTGGTCGTGCATTACAACACTCATGTCTAAGAGCATGGGGTGGTGTGGATGATAAGGCTGGACATATTGCATTACTTGAACGTGCAAGAGCAAATTCAGAGGCTTCATGTGGACTCTATGCAAATTCTGAAGAGGGTGTATCAAATGAATCTTTGTTCGTATCTGATTACAAATATTGACAACCACATAAATCTGTGATACTTTGAGAGGACTAAATCCTCTCATTTTTTATGAAAATTTTTTTAGACACAGCAGATGTAGACCTGATAGAAAAATATTATGGAACTGGATTGATTGATGGTGTCACAACAAACCCAACTCTAATTAAGAAGAGTGGTCAAGACCCAGAGGAAGTTTATAGACAGATCGCACTTCTTGGTGTTGATGATATTAGTATGGAGATTGTGACGGATGACTCATATGAGTTTCTCAAAGAGGGTCGTAGACTCAAGGAGAAATTTGGTGAAATCACAACAATCAAAGTTCCTTGTACACCCGAAGGCCTGAAGGCGTGTAAACTCCTCTCAAAGGAGGGAATCCGAGTAAACGTGACTTTGATCTTTAGTGCTGCTCAAGCGGTCTTGGCGTCGAAGGCAGGCGCTGCCTATGTCTCGCCTTTCGTGGGTCGAGTTGACGATAATTCTTTTGATGGTTTGAGACTAATCGAAGAGATTGCAAACATTTATGAAACTCAGTCGAGACTATATAATTTTGTTGACACAGAGATTCTATCTGCATCTATAAGGAACGTAGGTAGTGTGAGTAAGTCTTTTGAATATGGTGCAGGCATCGTTACAATGCCCCCATCAGTATTTGAAAAGATGTATAATCACATTCTAACTGACAAAGGTTTAGATCTTTTCCAAAAAGATTGGGATGCAGTAAACGTACTTAAATTTTAAATGAAGGTAGAGTTTGAAAAACAATTTGGTGACGGAGTAGATCCTTGGTACGCAAAGGCAGAGAGATGGGCAAAGAAACAAAAGTTTCCCATCTCTTTTCTTGCGTTAGGGCTCATTGAGTATCTCAAAAAAGTATGGATTAATGTTAAAGTTGAAAACACAATGAGAAGTGTTGATGCTGACATTGAAAAAATTCATGAACTCTGGGATGAGGAAGAGACAACACATAGGATGAATGTCATCGCACAAAACGGAAACGATGGATTGCATTATTCACAAGAACCTTCCGAAGTGAAGGGACTTGACAACTTTGAAATTCGTAATAATATGTTTGAGGAGGATTAATGAAATTCACTTTATATTCCAAAGAGGGATGTTCTTATTGCAAAAAAGCAGAAAGACTTTTAGAATTGGCAAAAGTTGAGTATCGAGTCTATAAACTTGACACTGACTTTACAAAAGATCAATTCATTGCAGAATTTGGTTATGGTGCCTCATTCCCAAGAATACTTGTGGATGATAAATTGATTGGAGGTTGTTTAGATACCTTCAAATATTTGGACGAAAAGAAATTAGTTTAATGGAAGACATTTACACAATCGTGGACAAGGCAATTGATGTTGCATTTGAAGAACAAAAATTTCATCTGAAGTTTTATGATTTCATGAAGTCCTGTAAAACAACAGGAGTGGGAGCGAAGGAGTTTAATCAAAGTTCAACTGCAAAAGAGTTGACTGATTTGATTGATGACTTGAGTAAATACATCAAAGGTGGAAAAGATGGTGAACATCAAATTCTAAGAGAGGCGTACGGCCATCTTGGAAAACCAAAGGCAAGAAAAATTAAAGATTATTTTAGTGAGATTTTAGAAGATGCTCAAAGATACGAAAAAGAAAGAAGAAGAGGGAGACGAAAAACTAAAACTAAATAAAGGTGTTGAACTTATGTTACAACGTAGGAGGGCACCATCCAGCAAGTTTAACTTAGAAAATTCTATTCGAGGTAACAACGTGTTAGCGATTGCTTTAACTTTCGGCACTCTTGTAGCAGTGCTTTTTCTCTTTGTTGGTGGTATAATAGGATGGTTATACAAACAACATCAACAAAAAACAGACATCTCCGAAATGCATCCTGAGATGTATGATCTAAAAGGAAACGTCATCCCAGATGAAATCATTGCTTTTAGATTTGAAAATGTAAACTTTGATAGTGAAATTGACGACGAATTATGACTACTACACATCCCACGTTGGGAGAAGCTAGATTACCAAGAAACCCTCTTTTAAGTGAGGTATTGGCTTTAGTATCAAAACAGAAAACAAAAGCAAAGAAGATTCAAACACTTAAACAGTATGAATCTTTACATCTTAAGTCTGTTTTGATTTGGAACTTTGATGAATCTGTGAAGTCGATGCTTCCAGACGGTGATGTTCCTTTTAATAAAAACGAGGCGCCTGCTGGAACCGAACATCTACACCTTGCATATGAGTGGAAAAAGTTGTATAATTTTGTTAAAGGTGGGAACGATGTTCTTCGACCTATGAAAAGAGAACAACTTTTTATGCAACTCCTAGAGGGTCTTCATCCAGATGAAGCAGAAATTATTTGTTTGGTGAAAGACAAAAATCTAAAGAAAAAATATAAGTTGACTCGTGCTGTAGTTGAAGAAGCATTCCCCGATATACAATGGGGTAATCGAAGTTAGTATGTCAAAAACAAAAACCAGAGATGAAGTGATGTCTGAAGCTTATTGGACACCAAAAGAAAAAGAAGATTTGAGTAGTAAATACTCAACAAGTCTTATCAAAGAGAACTGTAACAGTGAGGATCTTAAAGATATGACTTTACCTTCTGATGCTTACATCGTGACTTATAAAGTTGGCGATGCAGTTCGTAATGACCTTGTTAGATGTCACGCTAAAGTTAACATATTTGATATGTACTATGATAAATTTGGAATGGGTTCAATCATGAGTATTGAATATGGGCCTGGAATTGCGAGTCCAAAGACATGGGGCTTGCCAGTGGCTAATAAACCAAAGAAGAGAGTGAGGAGAAACTCATGAATGAGGAACAACTTCGTAATCAAATTAATGACATCATAGAGGGAGAACTTCAACTTGGAATCAACGAATTTCTGGAAGAGAAACAAAGAAAAGAAAGTGATCAGGGATTGGGTTTTGTCACTTCAGAAGAAGCAAAAAAACTCAAAGTCAAAGTCTTTAAAGACGAAGTTGAAAAAATCATGAAACAATATAAGAAGATCAAGAAGAAAGAGAAATCAAATATATCTCAGGTTAAGAAATTAGGACTTGTTGATAAACATGGGAGGCCACTCTAATGGATAGAGCAAAGTTAAAAGTCATGATAAAGGACTTGAAAAATGTTGTAAATGCGTTAGAATCAGAAATATACTCTGATACAGAGGCATACAAACTAAATCTAAATTATGAAGATATTAATGAGAATGAATATCTAGTTATTAGGGGAAAAGGTAACAAAGAAAGACTCGTGCCTTTAATGGAATTTATTAAGCACGAAATAAAAGAATATATAAAAGAGTGTCCAAAAGGTTTTGAAAATGGTGATCCACTTTTTTTAGGTAAAAGAATGAACCGTCTAAGTCCGAGAATTATTCAATATACTTTGGAAAAAATTAGACATAATTTGTCTTTACCTGAAACTGCAACCCCTCATGCGTTGAGACATAGTTTTGCTACACATTTGCTGGACTCAGGTGGAGACTTGAGAACAATTCAGGAATTATTGGGACATAGCAGTCTTTCCACAACTCAAAGATATACCAAAGTTGAGACTGAGCGACTATATGAAGCATATTCAAAAACCCATCCGCTTGCTAAGAAATAA